GTGTATAGCAAAGCTTTAACAGCACAAGAAGTTGTGCAAAACTTTAGAGCTACGCAAGGACATTATGAAGTTCTTAGTTTAGCAGATATATCCGGTAATGCAAAAGGAGGTATTGCAAACGGAACAAATCTTGATGGCTCAGATCACACGGGAGATAAGCCTGATGTTAGTTATGCTACGTTGTCACCCTTAGCTAAAAGTTCTTATATTACACTATCTAATGGCGGAACTGCTTTAACGCATTCTCAATCTTCATGGAGAGCTGGTAATGGAACTGTGGCAGTTAGCAGCGGTAAATGGTATTATGAAGTTAAAATGACAGCAGCAAATACTTCAGGGGCAACAGCTAATAATGCTTATTTTGTAGCTGGTTGGGAGGATGCAAGTTTGGCTGGTGGATACGAGACCTCTCCATTTTCAACACCATATAATAGAGTTGTAGGGGTATTTGATAGCGGTGCTTTTGGGGTTATTACTGGTAGTACTAGTCCTCACTATGGTACTTCAAATATAAATAGTAGTTCTCAATTTGCTGTTAATGATGTATTAGGGATTGCTTTGAATGCTGATACAGGTTCTGTACAAATTTATAAAAACGGAAGTGCTTTAGGTAGTGCTGTTACTTTAACCGCGGATGCATATATGGTTTATTATGCTAAATGGAGTAGTACTCATGGGAATGGTATATTTAATTTTGGGGCTAAAGGTTTTGCGCATACTCCACCCTCGGGTTATTTAGCACTTTCAAGTGATAATATACCAACTGCTACTGGTGTAGACCCGGTTAATCTGAAAAAACCAAGAGATTATTTTGAAAGTGTAACGTATAATGGTACTGATGTTAGAAATAAAATAAAATCATTAGATTTTCAACCGGATTTAGTGTGGGTAAAAAATAGAGATGAGTCATCCTATCATTACCTATATAATACAGTAAGTGAAGGAAACTTATATCCCGATAGTACCGCTGCGCAAGATGCTAATAGTGTAGCGGCTTATGGTACAATTTTTCCAAATTCAAATGGGTTTGAGGTTACAAAAGGTTCTAATTCATCTTCAGCTGGATTAAATAAAGGTGGTAAGGGCTATATAGCATGGGCTTGGAAAGCCGGAGGAGCACCAACAGCAACAAATGCTGCATCTGCAGGTGCTGCCCCAACACTAGGTAGTGTAATGATAGATGGTGTTGCATCTACAGCGGATTTAGCAGGATCACTAGCAGCTGAAAAAATATCAGCAAATACAAACTCAGGGTTTTCAATAGTTAAATATACTTCTACAGGGACTAATGGCTCATCTATTGCTCATGGACTAAGTAGCACACCTGATATTGTTATTTTTAAGTGTACATCAAATTCATCAACAAACTGGATTACAACCGTAACAAATATTATTTCTAATAAACATTTATATTTAAATAGTACAAGCCATGGGGGTTCAGGCGGTTTTGCTGTGGATTCAACTAAAGTAACTCTTAATAATGCTTATAATGATGCTAATGCAAATGGAAGAAGTTATATAGCTTATTCTTTTCATTCTGTAGACGGTTTTTCTAAAATAGGGTCCTACACTGCTAATAATAGTGCTAACGGTCCATTTGTTTATACAGGATTCAAACCAGCATTTGTATTATTAAAACATGCTTCAGGCTCCGCTTATTCTTCTTCAGATCACTGGTGGGTATTTGATAACTCAAGAGATCCTTTCGCTACGACACTAACAACATTAGCTGTTAATAGCCAGGAAGAAGAAAACGGAATTAAATCCGGCGGCGCAATTGATTCTTATGATATATCTTTTTTAAGTAATGGTTTTAAAATAGAAGGCAGTGGAGAAGGATTAAACTGGAATGGCGAATTTGTTTATATGGCTTTTGCTGAAGATCCAGCTAAATATGCGCAAGGAATTGGCCAAACATCAGATACAGAAAAATTTTTAGAAAAAGGTACAGGCACAACTCAATACCCTGCAAATCATTTTAAAACTGTTTTATGGACTAATCCTTCAGGGCAACAAAAAAAGTTAATTTCAGGCGTAGGCTTTGAACCGGGTCTTACCTGGATAAAATCTCGTAATTCTGGTACAAATAATGTTTTAACAGATATTGTTAGAGGTGTCACAAAAACATTAGAAACAAATACAACAGATATAGAAGAAACAGTAGCACAAGGCTTAACCGCATTTAATCCTGATGGATTTAGTTTAGGTACTGATTCAAGATTTAATCCTGATGAAAGAAATAACATATCTTGGAACTGGAAAGCGGGTGATACTATAGAAACTAAAAAACCAACATATACATCAGCTGGAATACTTGCATCTAATTTAGCGCTGCATTATAACTTTGCTGATTCTAACACTTATGCAGGTACAAACACAACTGTTTATGATCTTACATCTAATAATAATGATGCTACATTAAATAATAGTCCTACATGGGTGGATAGTGCAAATGGCAATTATTTTGATTTAGATGGTTCTAATGATTCTATAGAATGTACTACAATAAAAGATGATGTTGATAATGGACAAGATGTTAGCATGGAGGTTTGGTTTAAAGGTAGCTCTAGCCAGTCTGGTGAAGGCATAATATGCGGATTCGGGGGTAGTTCAGGTGATGCGGGTATGGACATAGGTATAAAACCTTCAACAGGTTTAATTTATATGTCACAAGGATCTGGATCAACCGGAGTTGCAGGATATGATGTAAGAGATAACAAATGGCATCATGCGGTTATGACAATGACTTCAAGTGTTAAGAATCTATATTTAGATGGTGTATTAATTGATTCTTCAGCCGCTACTAACAGAGGTACATTTCCAAATGATTTTCATATAGGAACTTGGCCTGATGATGCTTATAACGGATATTATTATAAAGGAGCAATTGGACAAGTACGTATATATACAGCAATATTAACACAGGCACAAATTAGAGCTAACTATGATGCTACAAGAACATTATATCAAGGCGTTGGCACAACAGCTAATGTATTACAAACAGGTTTACTTAATAATATAGATGTAGATTCATTTAGCTCATATGATTCATCTAAATTTGGAGCAGATAATAAAGTTGCTGTATTCCCAGGTGGTAATGCAGGTGGGTCAGATAATGGTACTGGAATTAATTTACCTGCAAATGTAGATGATCCAATGCGTACTGCTAGTGCTTTTGCTATATCTGTATGGTATAAGCATGATAACCAAACTAATAATCATGGGGGGAAACTAGTTTCTCTTTTAAACAATATTTATAATTTTATTAATGTTAATGCAAATGGGACTTGGTATGGAAGAGTTGCTAATTCCTCTAATACAAGTACTGAAATTTCTGGTTTAGAAACATTATCAGTAGGCACATGGTATCATATAGTTTGGACAGGTAACGCTGCTAACGGTGTTACTTTATATTGTAATGGTGTTAAACAGGGTAATGGTGCTTGGAATGGAACATTTATGAATTACTCAAGCTCTTATTATCAGCATAATAAAATTGGCCATCAGGGATATGAAGTAAGCTATTTAAAAGGATCTATAGATATGGTTAGATTGTATAATAGAGAAGTTACAAATGCTGAAGTAAAAACATTATTTCACGAAACTTCTGCTACAACTAGTACATTAAATACATTAGGAGATACTAGTTGTTATGCAGCATATAACTTTAATAGTGATAGCGGAACAACTATTAATGATTTGTCGGACAATTATGATGGAACCTCTTTTGGTAGTTTATCTCTTGCAACAGATGCAGAAGTAACAGGCTGGATGGTAAAAGATCTAACTTCAAATAAAAACGATTTAGGGGGATTTTATAATGCAACAATAAGTAAAGCAAATTCGTGGGGGAGAAGTATTAAATATGATGGTACAGGAGATTTTGTAAATTTACCTGTAGGTTTAGGTAGAACAGCAACGCAAGATGTAACAAGAGAACTATGGGTTAAAATAGATGATTATCCTGGATCTGGTAGTACCGACGGTCTTCTATATATAGGGGATATGAGTGCTAACCAATATTATGAAAATTTAAGAGTTACAAATACTGGTACTATAGATTATCAAGAAAGACCAACCAATTCAAGTGGAGGCTCTGATTTTATACTTAGCACCAGTTCTTATGCGGGCACTTTATCAGTAGGGGCTTGGTATCATGTTGCTTATACTTCACGGGGTAGGCTTAAAAAAATATATATAAACGGAAAGCTTGTAGCAGCTAAAACAGCTAGTAATGATAGGCCAAACAACTCTACTTATGGAGGATCACTTGGTTCTTTTAGAGGCAGTACTGTAGCAACTTTCCAAGGTGAAATAGCACAATTTAGATCTTACACAAGCGCATTAACAGACACACAAATAAAAGCTAATTATGATGCTACAAAAGCACAGTTCTATTCAGCTTTAATGCACAGCTCAGTTTCTGTAAACGAAAAAGCAGGATTTAGTATTGCAAAACATAAAGGCGATGGGGTATTATCTTCAAGAATAACGCATGGCTTATCTTCACAACCTGATTTTCTTGTTGTAAAAAACCTAGATACTGCAAGCACTAAGTGGGCAACATGGCTAAGTGTATTTGATTCCCCATCACAATCTGCATTTTTAAATGATCCTTATCATTCAACAAAATATCCAAATAGATTTACTAATGTAAGCGAAACTACGTTTCAAGCTGGCAACGAAGGTAGCGGCACCACTGCCTCTTCAGAAGTAAATAAAGATGGTAGTGAGATGATAGTTTATGCTTGGAAGAGCATACCCGGTTATAGTAAAATAGGCCGGTATAAAGGAACAGGTTCTTCCGGCCATTCTATAGAAATAGGATTTCAACCTTCATGGGTAATGATAAAAAATATTACAAATACGGGCAGTACAGGGTGGGTTATTTTAGATGCGGCAAGAGATAGTATTAATGATAATGGAAACGCTATATTTGCATCATCTCACATATCTGAATGGGGAGCAAGCAATACAACTATAAACATAGATTTCACGCCTACAGGGTTTGAAATACAAAATAGTTATGTAGTTGTAAACGGTAGTAGTGATTCATACATCTATATGGCATTTGCATAACAGGTTAAATACGTAATAATTAATTGTATTTTATTAACTTAAATTTTATATAATGAGTAAACAAATTAAAAAAGAAGAACTGGATACGTTACAAAAAATTGTAACAACAATTCAAACATTACAATCTCAAATAGGCAAAGTTGAAACGCAAAAACATGTATTGCTACATCAATATGATGCCGTTGGGCAAAAGCTTAATGAGTTTAAATTAAAACTAAAAGAAGCATACGGTGATATAGATATAGACTTTAAAACCGGTGAATATACTAAAATTAAAAACAATGAATCTAATAAGGAAAATTAGTATTGGCAGAGATTATAAAAATGATGCTATGCACTATAGCCTAGACCAAGAAGTATTTGGGGGGCATAAGATTGTAGAAATATTAGAAGAAGACGAAAGCTATAATATATACATTGAGAAAAACGAAGAGGTGTTGCCTTGGAAAACTTTTAATAAGAATATGGCTATAGCAATAGAATATAATTTACAATATTAATGAGGCACTTACATGCTTATATGGTAACACCTATAAACGGTAGATATACTAATAATAAAAAAATAGGTGAAAAACAATTAATATTAAATACAACTATTGAAAATCATAAGTTTATTAATAGGAAAGGTATTATAAAAGAAACGCCTATAAATAATTCAATACTTAAAAAAGGTGATGAAGTTATAGTGCATCACAATACATTTAGAAGATTTTATAATGTTAGGGGCCAAGCAAAAGATAGCAGTAATTATTTCGATAATAATAATTTTTTTGTTTATATAGATCAAATATTTTTATATAAAAGAAATAATAAATGGCTAACACCGCCTGGTTATTGTTTTGTAAAACCTTTAAAAAATAATAATTTATTATCAGAAGCTAAAGAAAACCCACTCACAGGCGTTTTAAAGTACCTAGGGGACGATTTAAAGAGCTTTAATTTAAATAATGAAGATATAGTTGGTTTTACTCCAAACAGTGAATATGAGTTCTTAATTGACGGGGAAAGATTATATCGAATACCTATAAATTCAATATCAATTAAATATGAAAGAGCAGGAACTGAAGTCGAATATAATCCAAGCTGGTTATAAAGCTGTAAAAGAGCTAATAAGAGTAGCGGAAGAGCAAATAATAATGGATGATCCTGATGAGGATTTAGCGGCTGACAGATTAAAAAACGCTGCAGCAACCAAAAAGTTAGCAATATTTGATGCATTTGAAATACTTAACCGTATTGAAAATGAAAAAAATATAATGCAAGATACTCCTACAAAAGAAAAAGAAAGTTTTGGTGGATTTGCGGAAAAAAGATCTAGGTAATGTACGAACAAACATTAATAAAGACTGTTTATCCTATCAAAAAAAATATTATTAAAAAAAATAATAGATATAAAAAGTGGGTATACGGTTACAATAAGGAATACGATGTAGTTGTTATAAGCAAGGATGGAACTATAGGTGATATTGTAGAAATTCAAAATTTGTGTATAGCATTACCTTCTGTAAGCAAATTAAGCAAAGTAAACAATAAGTGGACAGCAATAGATCTTCCTAAAGAGTTTAAAAATTTAAAAACTATATTTGATTGGGAAACATATCCTGAACAATTTAAAAACAAATGGTATCCTTACATAGATGAAGAATTTGAAAGAAGGGAAAAAGGTTATTGGTTTAATAATAACGGCGAGCCTACTTATATTACAGGGACTCACTATATGTATTTGCAATGGTCAAAAATTGACGTTGGAAGACCAGATTATAGAGAAGCCAACAGGATATTTTATATATTCTGGGAAGCTTGCAAAGCCGATCATAGATCATATGGAATATGCTATCTCAAAAATAGACGGTCTGGATTTTCTTTCATGGCCTCGAACGAGACAGTTAACCAAGCTACAATATCTAAAGACGCTAGATTCGGTATACTATCAAAAAGTGGAGCAGACGCAAAAAAAATGTTTACAGATAAAGTTGTACCCATATCAGTCAATTATCCATTCTTTTTCAAACCGATACAAGACGGGATGGATAGACCTAAAACAGAACTTGCTTATAGAGTACCAGCAGCCAAGTTTACAAGAAACAGCCTCAGGTCTACCCTGGGGGATAACAATGAGCTGCCGGAGGGATTGGATACAACCATTGATTGGAAAAACACAGGTGACAACTCTTATGATGGGGAAAAGCTTCGGCTTTTAGTTCACGATGAAAGCGGTAAATGGGAAAGACCAGATAATATATTGAATAATTGGCGTGTTACAAAAACAACATTAAGATTAGGTAGCAGAATTATAGGTAAATGTATGATGGGATCAACATCAAATTCGCTAGATAAAGGAGGTGATAATTTTAAAAGACTTTATGATGATTCAGACGTTACCAAAAGAAATAAAAATGGCCAGACTAGCTCAGGATTGTATTCTTTGTTCATACCTATGGAATGGAATTACGAAGGATACATTAATTCTTATGGATACCCTGTATTCGATACGCCAAAAATACCCGAACCTGGTGCAGATGGATTACCAATTGAAACGGGGGTCATAGACTTTTGGCAAAATGAAGTTGAAGGATTAAAAAATGATTCTGACGGTTTAAACGAATATTATAGACAATTTCCAAGAACTGAGGAGCATGCTTTTAGAGATGAAGCCAAAAATAGTATTTTCAATTTAAGTAAAATATATGAGCAAATTGATTATAACGAAGACTTAGAAAGAAAAGGATTTATTACAAAAGGAAGTTTTCTTTGGGAAAATGGTGTTAAAGACACTAAAGTAATGTTTGCTCCAAATAAAAACGGAAGATTTTTAGTTTCATGGACACCTGATAAAAAGCTGGAAAATAATGTAATAACTAAAAACGGAATTAAACACCCTGGTAATGAGCACATTGGCGCATTTGGTTGTGACTCATATGATATATCAGGTACAACCGATGGGCAAGGATCTAAAGGTTCTTTGCACGGGTTAACAAAATTTAGTATGGAGGATGCACCTCCAAATACATTTTTTTTAGAATATATAGCTAGACCACAAACCGCTGAAATGTTTTTTGAAGATGTATTAATGGCATTAGTATATTATGGAATGCCAATGTTAGCTGAAAATAACAAACCTAGACTTTTATATTATTTAAAACGAAGAGGTTATAGAGGGTTTGCAATGAATAGGCCAGATAAAGTTTGGAATAAACTATCAGTTGCAGAAAGAGAAGTTGGCGGAATACCTAACTCTTCTGAAGATATTAAACAAGTGCATGCGGCGGCAATTGAAACATATATACAAAAACACGTAGGTATGAATGATGATGGGTTTGGAAATATATATTTTAATACAACGCTAAATGATTGGGCTAAATTTGATATAAATAAAAGAACTAAGTTTGATGCTACTATAAGTTCAGGCTTAGCTATTATGGCATGTAATAGACATTTATATCACCCCCGCCCAAAATATGAAAAAAAAGGGTTAGATTTGAAGTTATCAAGATTTAATAATAAAGGAATGCAGTCGCAAATAATACAATAGCATGGCAGAAACAATACTAAAAAGTTCATTTCCTAGTCAAATAGCCTCTGATGTTGAGAAGGCTAGCCTAGAGTACGGTTTAAAAGTTGCCCGTGCTATAGAACACGAATGGTTTAAAAGGGACAGCGGTG